TGCCAATGTCACCCACGCAGATGCATCTATGCTGTCGGTAAGAGGCACTAATATAGCAAACAAAGAAAGCCAAGCTACTCAGACAGCCCACGTTGATAACTTGCACATTTTCGAGGGCGGCTTCAAAATGCCAACAGGCGCAACTGATACTTACGTTCTTACTACTGACGGCAATGGCGTCGGAACATGGCAAGCTGCTGGAACAGTATTATCAGGCACTACAGCAAATGCCACTCCAACAGAAATCTTTGTAGACGGAACACCTACTAACAGAGTAGATGTTGCTACTGGTTCAACAATTACATTCTCTGCTTTAGTCGCTGCAAGATCTGCTACTGAAAGTGCTGGCTATAAGATCGAGGGTGTCATTAAGAACGATGCTGGAACAGCCGCATTAGTTGGCGTTGTAGCCAAAACAGTTTTCGCCGAAGAAGATATAGCTTGGGACATTACAGTAACTGCGGCTAATAACGCACTTACCTTTATTGTAACTGGTGATAGTGCTGATTCGGTATCTTGGGAAGTAACTCTCAATAAGACCGAAGCAACCTAAACCATGAGTCAAACATTCAAAGGAGACGTAACCAACAATGTAGTCGAGCTTAACTTACAAGCTGGGGCGACAAACATTGGCTCATCATCCTATGGTCTTGGTAGAATTAATAATGGTGAAATCAAAGTAGTTCATAAGGGAGATATTACTCAGAGTAGTGGGTTTTATGATGCTGGCAGTGACAATGCTGGTGGTGATATGAAGGGGCTTGTGATTGGCACAAGTTGCACAAGTATTGGGAGTCAGGCTTTTTATTATTGCAACGGCTTAACTGGTTCATTAACAATTCCAGATAGTGTGACGAGTATTGGGGATAATGCTTTTTTGTTTTGCACTGGCTTAAATGGAACTCTATATATAAGCAGAAATGCAAACTTAACCTTTTTGGAAAATCGAACATTTAGCGGTTGCAGTAGTTTAATTGGTGCTATTGAAATACCATCAAACATAACATCTATTGGCAACAACGTATTTAATGGTTGCTCTTCATTCACATCATTAATTTGGAACAATAATATAACAAGTATAGGATTATTTTCTTTTCTAAATTGCTCATCATTAAGTGGGGCATTAACAATTCCAGATAGTTTAACAACTATTGGAAGTGATTGTTTTTCTGGTTGCTCTAGCTTAACAAGCCTAACTTTACCTATAAATCCTAGCTTTAATACCATTGGAGCTAGAACATTTAGTAACTGCACCTCTATGACTGGGAATTTGATTATACCTAGCAATGTTACAACAATCAATAGTGCAGCTTTTGAATATTGTAGTTTTACTGGGAATCTCAATATACCTGATACGGTAACTACAATTGGTACATTTTGCTTTAGAAATACTAATTTTACTTCTATTACTATCGGCTCTGGCCTTACAGCAATACCTAACGGATTAATGTATTTATGTGCATCTCTGACTGGTACATTAGTTTTACCTTCAACTGTTGCATCTGTGGGTAATAATGCGTTTAATGGGTGTGCATTTACAAGAATAGAATATTATAGGACATCTCCACCACCAACGTCAGTTAATCCATTTGCAGGTGGAAATAATGCAACAGAAATTCATGTACCCGCAGCAAGCTCTTGGGTAGCTGGTAGTACATGGAATGGATTAACAGTAATAAAAGACTTATAAAAACTTTAAATAAATAATAATATGAAATACGCAATTACAGGCCCAAGAGGAGCAATTTTTAACATAGTAGATGAAGAGCCAACAGACGGTCAAACCTACAGCGAAATTTCTGATGCAGATGCATCTACAGTAGAAGCTAGTGAGGGTAGATTCTTTATCGTTGATGGTGTTCTACTGACAATGGAAGAATTCAGAGCAGCTAAACAACAAGAAAGATATGAAGCACAAATCACTGAGTTTGGTGCTGATATTGATGGTGCAAAGGTATTCGTAAGAGATCACTTTGCCAGTAAGAGATACGATGTTGAAGTAGGTGGCATTGATGTAAATGGACTAGCAGTAAGAACTGATAGATTTACAGTAGAGCGAATTTACCAAGCAAGATTCTTGGCTAAAGAAGATGCTGCATTTACTACTGATTGGAAACTTGGTGATGGTACATTCCTTACAATCGATGCTACAGCCATTATTGGTATATCTGATGCTGTAACAGCACACCTTAAAGAAGTATTTACAAAAGAAAAGACTGCAAACACCTCAATCGACGCCGCAACTACACTAGCAGAACTACAAGCGATCACTTGGTAATATGAGCAAAACATACAAAGGAGATGTGACAGGTAATGTCGTTGAGCTTAATTTGCTTGATGCCAACGAAGGCACGTTGCCTAATCTTGGCACACCTACTGTTATTACAAAGAATACTGGAGTCAATGAAGTTATCCAGATATTTGGTGATATAGACCAAGCAACAACTAATGGGTTTGCTGGGTATGGAGCTGATAGTGAGGGAATAGTTTTAGGTACATCTTGTACAAAAATCGGTTTTGCCAGTTTAGGTGGCAACAGGTACAACTGCCAACTAGTAATCCCAGACAGTGTTACAACAATTGAAAGCGGTGCGTTTTATTATGCAACTGGTATAACTGGTGATCTAGTGATACCAGATAGTGTTAGCTGGATAGGTACTGTTGGAGATAATTTTGCCGATAGTGGCGTATTTGCAGGAGCTACTTATGGACCTAACCTTACTATAGGTAAAAATGTTAAAAATGTAGGTCAGTGGGATTTTGCCTTTAATAGTAATCTCACTAATGTTAATTGTTATATAACTAAAACAATAATAGATAGTGGCCGTGGTGAGGTTTTCTTGAATAATCAAAACATGCAAACTATACACGTAAGGGCTGATGACGACACATGGACCGCTGGAGGTGGGCAGACTATAGGTGATTCAGCCTCACAGGTTACAGTAATAAAAGATTTAGTATAGACTCATGAGCAAATTATACACAGGACTAACTACAAACGGCGTAACTGAACTAACCCTACAAGAAGAAGGTGTTGGCAATATAGGAACGCAGACTATTGTTTGGGATGGCGCGACAAATGGTGTAATTGATCAAGTACAGGGTGATATACCATTTAACTATGCATCTACAGAGGGGATTACTTCTACTGCTAAAGGATTAGTAATCGGCACATCTTGCACGAGTATTGGGAGTTATGCTTTTTTAAATTGCACTAATATAACTGGTTCATTAGTGATTCCAGATAGTGTTACAACTATTGAGGATAGTGCTTTTTACTTTTGCACTGGCTTAACTGGTTCATTAGTCATTCCAAATAGTGTTACGACTATTGGGGTTTATGCTTTTGGTTTTTGCTCTGGCTTAACTGGTTCATTAGTGATTCCAAATAGTGTTACGACTATTGGGGGTTATGCTTTTTCTTATTGCTCTGGCTTAAATTCAGTGGTTATTTCAGATAGCGTTACGACTATTGGGAGTTTTGCTTTTGGTAGTTGCTCTAACTTAACTACAGCATATCTAGCTACACCATTTGCGAATATACCAACTGGTGGTTTTGGGTCTGGCGCATTTTACTTCTCTGGATTAACTACCGTCTATGCTAAAGATGCAGTAGCCAATGGCTGGACATTAGGTGCTGGTCAAACAGTTGGTGGTAAAACAGGAGTAACCGTAATAGACTGGACAAACTACCCTAACATACCATAATGAGCAAAGCATACGCAGGACTAACTACCAATGGCGTAACTGAACTCACCCTACAAGAAGAAGGTGTTGGTAATATAGGAACTCAGACTATTGTTTGGGATGGCGCGACAAATGGTGTAATTGATCAAGTACAGGGTGCTATTCCTGATAACTGGAAGGTGAATGGTAACACACTAAAGCAATTACAGATTGGCACAAGTTGCACAAGTATTGGGAGTTATGCTTTTTACTATTGCAATCAATTAACTGGTGATTTAGTAATTCCAGATAGTGTTACGAACATCGGATCTTACGCATTTTATTACTGTGGTAGTAGCCTTAACGGTTCGCTAACTATTGGAAGTAATGTTACGAGCATCGGCGACTATGCTTTGGGTGAATGTGGTTTTACTGGCGACTTAGTCATTCCAGATAGTGTTACTAGTATTGGTAACAGTGCCTTTGCTTTTGATCCAGGGTTTACAGGTGATTTGGTAATCCCCGATAGTGTTACAAGTCTCGGCGAAGGTGCTTTTTGGGACTGCACAGGCTTCAACGGATCATTAACTATCTCTAATAATATAAATACAATCTATAGCTATACCTTCGCGGATTGTTCTTCTCTTACTGGCTCGCTCGTCATTCCAGATAGTGTTGAAACTATTGGGGGTAATGGTTTTTATAATTGCTCTGGCTTAACTGGTGAATTAGTGATTCCAGATGGTATTACGAGTATTGAGGGGTTTGCTTTTAAAGGTTGCACTGCCTTAACTGGCAATTTAGTGATTCCAGATAGTGTGACGAGTATTGGGAGTCAGGCTTTTCGTTATTGCTCTTCCATTACTACTCTTTACACCAACACACCAGCAGCATCGTGGGTTGGAACGGGTGCTTTATTGAACACAACTGCACTTGTTAATATATACGAAGGACCTGATGTCATTGGTCAATATAGTGCCACATTCCAAGGAGGATCTGGTATGACAGTGCTACCTTGGACTAACTACCCTAACATACCATAATTTTTATTGACTTTTCATAATTAGTATATATAATACTAGTATATGAAAACAGTTCATTTCACATCTGGTCTTCCAAGAGCTTGCTCTACTCTTCTACAAAACTTACTAGCCCAAAACCCTGAAGTTCATGCCACTGCCACTTCTGGTATTCATGAGATTGGTTACATTGCTAGAGACTTCTTTGAAACAGAGGAATTTAAAACATTTAAAAACCCACTAGATGGTGAAAGACAATACCACAATTTCCTTAGAGGTGGTATTAAAAGCGCATTTGATGGCGACACAGATAGACCAGTAGTTGTTGATAAGTGCAGATCATGGATTGGGCATCTTGATCAATTGTTTCAAGTGTTTCCAGATGCTAAAGTATTAGTGCCAGTAAGAGATGTACGAGGTATTCTATCTAGTTTTGAGAAGATGAGGATTAAACATCCATCAAGGTTTGTTGGGGTAGAGAAACAAAACCCCCAAAGCTGGACTACTGTTGAGAAGAGATCACAGGGATGGCTACAAATGCCGCCACTTGGTATTGCAGTAGAAAGACTACATGATGCAGTAAAGAGACATAAGGATAAACTTCACTTTGTTCATGCAGAAGATTTGACAGCAAACCCAGTAGAAGCAATGAATGCAATCTGGGACTACTTAGAGATGGATAGGTTTGAGGTTAATCCACTAAATGTAGAACAATACACCGATGAACATGAACTTGGTTGGCCTTATGGTGAGCATAAGATCCGCAATGTTGTGAAGCCATTGAAGCCAGATTGGCACGATGTCTTGGGCAGAGAGTTCTCAGACCAGATTAAGCAAAGCTTTGATTGGATAAATCAGCTGTAGTTGCATAAATATATACATGGCCGATGTATGTAAGAATAATGCTTGTGAAATAACCCCGTTGTCTGCTTTTTTGTCGACAAATCTCAATAATAAAATTGAGACGTATGATCGATTAGGTGATAGGGTTAAACGAGGCTTAGGTTACCCACTAGTATCTCTTGAGATCCACCCAGATCAGATGAGAGAAAATATTCAAATAGCTGTTGAATATTTTACTAAGTACGCAGGATTTACTAAGGAGTATCTAATATTTGATTCTAGCCTGTATGAAAGAAACAAAGGTGTACGCTTAGACTTACTATATACACTAGCTAACTCTAATTTAGATACAGCAGCAAAGAAAGTAAAGGGAGAAAACCCATTAGGACCCGGTGCAGAATACTACGGGGATACAGCTGAAACGTTCTTTGTAGCTACATCATCTATAGCCAGCTCTTTCTTTTCCACTTCACAAACACTATCCGGTCAGCTTAAGGACGGTATAGAAGATTTTGAAATTGTTGATAGGGCTTTATATGACGATATTATATCTCTTAACTCGTCATTATCAGCAGCGTTTAGGGAAAATAAGAGAAAGACACTTACGTTAGAGGGTAAACCTAATGATGCAACAACATATCAAGTAATGTATGATTATGATGTTATGGATTACAGAAAGGTTATCGAAGTAACAGATTTTGAGGAGGGTTCAAATACTGGTATTAATACATTATTTACGTTAGAGCAAACTTTGGCTCAGCAGACATATTTTTCATACGGATTAGGTAACTATGGATTCGATCTTGTATCATGGTACACAATGAAAGAATGGTTGGATACAAGAGAAAAGGTATTAGCTCTTAAAAAGGATGTTAAGTTTGATCCGCGTACTCAGTATATGAGAATGTATCCTCAACCTAAAAACAAATATTACGGTGTAGTTTCTTGTTATATAGAAAAGCCGATTCGTGATGTAATTAAAGAGCAGTGGGTATATGAATATGTTACTGCACTAACTATGATTTCGATAGGTATGGTTAGAGGTAAGTTTGGAGGTGTTAGCTTAATAGGTGGTGGCTCTTTAAATTACGAATTACTAAATGAAGGTTATCAGAGAAAGAAAGATCTTGAGGCTAAGTTACTTGAAGGTGCTTCTCCTGGATTTGGTGATGCCGATCCTGTAGATTTTATTGTCGGTTAAATGGCGAATAAGAGATATAGGCAGGGTATTTTTACACCTAAAAACGGTGGTAAGTTTATAGGTAAAAAGGCTGTTTATAGGTCTGGCTTAGAGCTTAAATTCTTTCGCTTTTGTGATGATAATAAAAACGTTGTAAAGTGGTCTAGTGAAAACGTTGTTGTTCCATACATAAGTCCTTTAGATGGAAAGGTTCATAGATATTTTGTTGATAACTTTATATCTATTAAGGAGGGTAGTAATATTAAAAACTATCTAGTAGAAATAAAGCCGTATAGTCAAACTAAACCACCTACAACCAAATACAGAAAGAAGCAACATCTTATATATGAACAGAAACAATGGGCTGTAAACACTAGTAAGTGGGAGAGTGCTAAAAAGTTCTGTAAAAAGAAAGGCTGGGAGTTTTTAATAATAACGGAAAAGGACTTAAAGAACTAAAAGAAAAATAGATTTTTTACTTAAAAGGTATAAATAATATTATATGGCGCTTAAACTTAACTTAATGTGTGAAAATCCAGACTCTATTGAAGAGTTTGAAATTATTGAAGAGGAGTCAAATAAGAATTCCCCTTCTAACCTTTATATTAAAGGTCCTTATATGATGGCTGAAGGAGTTAATAAGAACAACAGGCTATATCCTCTTAATGAGCTAGAGCGTGAGGTTCAAAGATATACTGAGGAAATGGTTCAACCAGGACGCGCAATGGGAGAGTTAAATCACCCTTCATCAGCTGATGTTGATCTAGAAAGGGCATGCCATATGATTACCGAGTTATCACAAGACGGTAACGTATTTTACGGTAAGTCTAAGGTACTAACAACGCCATGTGGTCAGATCGTACGGTCCCTTATTAACGACGGTGTTAAGGTTGGTATGTCATCACGCGCCCTTGGTACATTAGAAGAAGGTACAACACACAATACAGTAAAGAACCTTAAACTGGTTGCTGTTGACTGTGTTGCTGATCCTTCTTACCCAAGTGCTTTTGTAAATGGTATATTAGAATCAAAGCAATGGGTACTAGCAGAGGATGGTAAATATGAAGAGATTTATGATGAATTTGAAAAGTCTATATCTAACCTACCAAGAAAAGAAGTAGATAAATACCTATTAGAACGCTTTTTAACCTTTATTAATAAAATTTAAGCATAAGTATATATATGTCACAGGGTAGTACATCTGATCCACAATCTAAGAGTAGCCAACGCGTTGCTAATGATAGATCACAAATTAAAAAATTTATCTCAAGTGTTTCTAACAAAAATTATGCGGATGCGCATAAATATTTAGGTAACGCTGTTGAAGATAAAATGTTAACTAGAATTAACAGTGCTACAGATAAACCACTTTTCTAATATGAGCAAAGAACAACTATTACCAGAAAGCGTTAAAGAGGTCCTCACTGAGGAGTCTATCAATACTATTGAGGATGCCCTTAAAGATAAAATTACTTTATCTGTTGAGTCAGCTCTAACTTCACAAGACGAACTATATTCCGAGAAACTTCAAGAGCTCGTAAAGGCTATTGATAAAGATCACTCAGCTAAACTAACAAGAATTGTTGAAGCTGTTGATTCTAAGAATACTAAGCAGCTTGTAAAGGTAATTAAGAAGTATGAAAATGATCTTAGCGTTGGTGCTAAGGAATTTAAAGATACTTTAGTCGAGTCTATTTCTGATTACTTAGAAGAGTATATCGATGAAGCAGTACCAGCGGAAGCAGTGCTAGAAGCAACACAGAACAGAACTGCTATGGAAGTTCTTAACAACCTAAGAAACGTTCTTGCTGTTGACTCGAGCCTAATGAGTGAGTCTGTTAAGGAAGCAGTCATCGATGGTAAGACACAAATTGAAGAGCTTAAGTCTCAGCTCGAAACTGTTCAAAAAGAGAACACCCTGATTAAAGAGGCCTATAATAAGACCAAAGCAGATCTACTACTTGAAAATAAGACTGCTAAGCTATCAGCTAAAAAAGCAGAGTACTTACGTAAAGTACTTAACGATAAGACACCTAAGTTTATCGAAGAAAACTTTGAATATACAGCAAGACTATTCGACAAAAAAGAGTCCGAAAGAATTGATGTAATCAAAGAAGAAGCCTTTACGAATAGAAAAGTAAAAGCTGATGCACCTGTACAAAAGATCGTACAGGAGAAAAAGGAAATTTCCAATCCGTATCTCGAAGAGTTAACACGGATGAAGTAAACAATCTCCCTGAAAGAATGAGGCATTCGGTGCCTGAATAACCTGAGAATATAGTTTACTATAGTATCTCATGAAGGTCGAAAATATATAGAAAGAAACGATTATTTTGAATAAACCACAATCATTTATTGATAAAAACAGAGCAGACACTCTCCTTGAGAAGTGGGCTCCTGTTCTTGATTATTCTTCTGACTCGGTTAAGGAAATTAGTAACGATACTACTCGTCTCAATACTGCTATCCTCTTGGAAAACCAAGAGAAGTGGTGTATTGAAGAGGGTAATACCTCTGGTGGTATCGGTGGCGCACTTGGTGGTGGAGGTAACTCTACCGTCGCAGGCGGCTCCGTTGGAAACACAGACAGCTATGCTGCCGGTGACCAACGTTTACCTAAAGTTCTTATCCCGATGATTCGTCGTACTTTCCCTGAACTCATCTCCAACGAAATCGTTGGTGTTCAGCCAATGTCAGGTCCTGTTGGACTTGCATTTGCTCTCCGTTATTCATATAACTCCGAAGCTCTAAGCAACGGTGTTGACGGTAACTTCGCTACCAATCCTGCTCCTGCAGCATCTGGTCCTGGCGCTGATACCGGTTATGACGGTACCCTTACACAGGGTGACACTACTAACGAACTTGGTTATCAAATGCTTGATACGCGTTTTACTGGATCCTCTGCTTCAGAGCTCTCCGGTAACGCTGATTGGGACTTTGCTGATCAAGACAAAGGTGTTGCACAGATCCTCGAAAACTTCGAGATCACTGGTAACATCCCACAAGTTGAAGTTAAGTTTGAGAAGACAGCCGTTGAAGCTGGTACCCGTCGTTTGGGTGCCCGTTGGTCTGTCGAACTTGAGCAAGACCTCAAGAACATGAACGGTATCGATGTCGATGCTGAGATCACGAATGCAATGTCATACGAGATCCAAGCAGAGATTGACCGTGAAATGCTCATGAGGATGATTCAATCTGCACTCAACGCCGGCGCTGCCGGTTACTCCACCTGGACTCCGCAATCTGCGGATGGCCGTTGGTTAGTTGAGCGTAACAGGGATTTTTACCAACGTCTTATCATCGAAGCTAACCGCATTGCTGTGCGTAACAGAC